ATTTTTTTTGACACCTGATATGTGTCCGTACAAAGATAAAATATGTTCTCTAGTATTTTTTGGTTGCATTGCCATTATGTTCTTCTTAACCTCTCTCGAATAACTTGTTCTTCTGGTGATAATAAGGCTTGCTCTGTACGTGTCAAGTTAGTTGTTGGATTAATTTGTTGCACATTTGCTTGTGTATTTATAGCTGGTTGTGGTGTAGTCGGTAATGGTGGTGTATCTATGTCACCAAAAGAAAAATCACGTAAATCTATATCAAAGATATCATCTAAAGTTAAAAATCTCATTTGTGATCTCATAGCTCTTAAAGTAGGTAATGCTATTCTAAATGCATCAGGTGATCCTAAATTTCTAGCTATCTCTCTAAACCTATCTTGTATATCTTTTGATGGAAAATAAGGTTCGTATCTACCAAATCTTAAATTATTAAATGTTTGTGGTGATAGTTGTCTATCTTGAAACTCTTTTCTTAAAGAACTAGCGCCTGTTCCTAATATTTGAGCCGCTTCAATATTTTTATACATCTCTTTCATAACATTAAATCTTGCTCTATTTGATTCATAATATCTAGAAATTACATCATCAGGATCAATAGGCCCACCTCTTAACAATCCAAAGAAACCTCCTGTAAATTCTCTTCGTGCATTTCTAATACCTCGTTGATACTCTGCAATTTTAAATCCCATTGCATCTAATGGTTCTACTTTGATTGGTCTGAAACCAACAAAACCTAATAATTGATCATCTAATTCTAAAATTTTACCAGACTTATTTGGTTTCTCCATAGCGGCTAAACCAATTCTTACAGCCTGTTTGTAAGATGGTAATAACGCCTCCATTAAATGTCTAAATTTTATGTATGCTCTATCACCGACAGATGTTTGATCTGTATATAAAACTCTACCATCTCTAGTTCTACCGCCTCTACCTGGTAATAATGGATAAAGATCTATGTCTGCAGCTGCCTCTGTCCAGATAGATTCATCGATAAATGGTGCAGCTATTTCTGTCATCGCTTCTTCTACACCTTGTGTAAATCCTCTTAATATTGTGTCACCATCTTTTGTAGACGCCATGATCTCATTAGCCATTGTTCTAAATGGTCTAGCAATTACATCGTATGCATTGCTGTGACTAAAATCTATGTATTTTAACTCACCTGTTTTTTCATCTCTAACAGGCACAATTGTAGAATTTCTTGACCAGTCAGGTACAAATCTACGTAAAGCTTGTATTTCGTCTTCTGTAACATCGTATAATGCTTTCGCTCCTTCAACAAACATTGTAGGCACAGCTGTTAGTGTAAACGCCATACCCGTTGCTCTAGTTGCACCTATTCTGTACATAGGATTATTATTTTTAACAAGACCTTTGCCTTCTATAAAAACATAAGGTGCTATATCAGTTCCTCTGATTACTTCGCCTGGTGCTGGCACGTGTCTCATTTCTTTCATGGCTTGCTCTGCAATATTAGTTGTGGTTCTGATCATTTCAGATGGGAACGACATGAAGTTACCAACTGGTAATACTCGGGCTGTTCTTACAACATCTCCAACAAAATTGTAGTTTGGTACTGTATTTTTAACTATATCTGCGGCTTCTTTTTTTAATTCATCGATAGGTTTCTTTATACCTGCTGTCCTGTAAGCTGCGTCTCTTCTATTTAATTCTACAAAATAATTTGTAATCTTCCAAAAATCGTCCTCTGCAACATACTTACCCTGGAGATATTCTGGTATTTTTTTAAGTTTAGATAACATTGGATTAACAACCTTATCTAAGTCTAATATACTATCACCAAAATTTACATCTCTTAAAAGATTTCGTAGATCTCCTATCTGCACCTGTGAGTTTACAACACCTAATTCTAATAATTCTCTGTAAGCTTTTTCAAAATCAGCATCCTTAAATCTTGTATTTTTTAAATTAGCAACACCAGATATTTGCCAACCTCTTCTAAAAGATTCTCCTAATAATTTTGGGTTTAAGAAACCTTCAAATAATACACCGTTAGCTGCAGCAAACGCACCAGCACTTATTAAATTACGCAAGTGTGTTGGTATGGATAAAACTGTTTTTGCTAATTGTGCTGTGGCTTTTGGGAACAATAAAAGATTTCTATATAAAAATGATGCACCTCTTTCTGCTGCTGTTGCACCTTCTCTACCTCTGACCGCTCTTACAAAATATCCTTCTGTTAAACCATTTGCTTTTGCAAGACCCTCTGCGATAGCCTCTGTTGTATATTTTGTACCTAAAGGATTACTAATTCTACCTGCTCTAAAATCTGCAAGTCCAGATAATTTATTATCTAGTTTTACTATTTTAACAGTGTTGTTTGTTGCATCTCTAGCCTCTTGTCTTGAATTCCAAAATGATCCTTTACCACCTTGTGCTTGTATCTGAGCGTTGGTATCAAACATTTCTTTATACATAGCACTAACTCTGGCCATGCCAGATAATTCTGTAATAGCGTTAAACATAGAATACCTTGGGTCTTGCATTTCACCCATTAATCTTCTTATAACATCTGGTGGTGCACCTGTGTCTTCTATAACTTGTTTTACAAATTTTTCTCCAGGTAAATCCTCTAATGTTTTTGCAACATAATTTGGATCTGCCAAACCTTTTTTAGATTTACCAGCTTTAATACCATCTTCTACTATTCTATCTACAATATCTTTTGCATCTTCATAATATTTTATACTATTTGGATCGTAAGTTGCATCCTTATTTGCTTCTGAAATTTGTTTTCTAAAAAATGCTATAGCACCTTGCATAGCTTCATCTGTTGGTTTGTATCTCCCTAACATCCCTAATAATGGTTTAGTCTCAAATATCTTATACGTATTTTGTACTAATCCTTTTATTCTACCCTGTAATATATCTTTTAATTCTGGTGTATTAAAACGATTTGTTGTTTCAATAAGATTACCTATCGTTGATCTAGCCTCATCAACAGTGCTAGTAATTTCATCAATAACTGTTTTATCAACATTTTTTTTCTGTAATGATTTAACAAATGCTTCTGTTTTACCAGGATCAGATATTTTAGTTAGATCTCCATCTAACATAAGATCAGTAATTTCTTTGTAAAATGCATCTTTATCTTTTTGTGTTAATGACCTATCTAATCCGTCTTGCATATATGGAAATGCTCTAGATATTGCTTTGTCTAAATTTTTTACAAGTTCGGTTGCTCTGTTTAAATCTGCAGATCTAAAACCCTCCATAACTTTTTGTGATCCAAATACAGCTTTAGTCAGTGGTCCTTCAGGCGTAAACGCTTCTGCAACTTTATTTAAAAATCTATCAACCCTAGAGTTACTGTATGCAAGTTCTTTACCTCGTGTTGCAAGAGCTTTTGCACCTTTACCAATACCAGCAGCAAAAGGTGTTAATAATACAGCCTCACTACCAAATTTTAATCTGTTCATGAGTTTTCTAGTGGCATCCTGTCTGCCACCATCTAATCCAAATACATCTAATTGTGTTGGACCTCTATCAAATAAATCTCCAAAACTACCTATCTCTTCAACATCAGCAACAAATGCTTCTCCTGCTGCACCACCTACAGCTGCAACAGCAAATCTTGGCACTTTTGCTGCTTCATTTAATTTATCTGCTATCTCTTTTTGTTTTGCTAAATTTTTAGATCCAGCACTTACAAGTTTGCCAGCTTTTTTTGCCTCAAAATATTTATTATATAATTTTGTACCTAGTTTAAAACCTGCTGTTCCTGGCACACCAATCTGCACGAGAGCCTGTGTCAGTTTACCAACACCAGTCTGTTCTGCTATTTCTTCTAATGGATTAAGTTTATCAAAAAATATTTCAACCTGTGCGGCTGTGTTTGTATCTAAACCTAAATCAATTAATTCTGCACCTAGTGAAAAAGCTCCTTCAACTACTTTAATACCACCAGATACAATACCTGCTAGTCCAGATGTGTACCATGATGCCTCGTTATTCTGTTCGGCTGGAATGAGCGGTTGTAGTGCCATTTACGCTCCTATGCTTGTGGATCATCCATATCTAGACCAAACATCATATTTGATCTATCTGTCTTTTCTTTTGGTGTTGTGGTTGTTAGATCAGGAAATCTTATATCTGCAATTGAATCAAACTCATCAAAAAATACCTCACCGTCTCTAACAACTATGTATTTATAATTATCCTCAATAGGGTCGTAAACAACTTTACCATTTAGATTTTTACGTACTTGTTTCTGATTGTTTGGATCTCTGATATCAAAATTTAAAACTCCACCATATTTATTTTTAGTAGCATTTCTTAGCTCATCAGCCAGTGTTGTTGCAAAATTTGCAGCTCTTTCTGCTGCTAATGGTGGTAGGCCATCCTCAAGATAACTTTCTAAACTTACCTGATACAAAGCATTGCCTTTAGTCATAGATGCAATATCTTTATCTGATTGTAATTTTATTTTTAATCTTTCCATAGCAGCTTTATCACCAGCTTCTCTTTCACTTCTTAAAAATTCTCTTTCTGCTGCTGTCTTACCAGCTTCCGCTTGTTGTGCTTGTAAAACTTCAAATGGTTCTTTAGCTGCTGTTGCAGCTGTTGCAAATATATTACCTCGTGGTGGTGTTGATAAAAGATTTAAACCAAAACTAGTTAAAAAACCTGGTATACCACTTGGTTGAAAATTAGGCATTTGTCTAACAGTTCCTGCTGTTGAATAATTTTGTCTTGG